ATGGTAGTATAGTCGAGATGATACGCTGTTAGAATATAATAATCAATGTCGTGCGACGGTCGAATTTGCACGTAATTAAATTTATTTCTATCTTTACCACCCAAAGACACTTTTATTTCCAAAAATTTTCCGTTATATTTTCCATCTCCACAACATTTTGAAGCGGAAACCTTTTCCATTTTATTTTTTTCGATAATATACTTTTCAATAGCGGGGCCAGATTGTTGTCCGGATAAATGATTCACGACACAATATTTGTGAGCACACTTTAATGTTTCGCATTCTAAAATTTTGGTAGAATGATTAACATTCTTATTTTTCAAAATGTCTTCGAGTTGTGGACATCTCATCATATTTTACTAAATTACCCGCGTGACTTAGGAAGTAATTACATCTAAAGATTTAAACATACAAATACACAATGGATCAAGTCATCCCCAAATCTGTTCAGAAGATGATCGGTTCTGGCGAACTCACGATGGACCAGAAATTGATCGGTTTCATGATGTTCATGCCAAAGGTTCCCGAAAACGCCATGGTCGCGAAGATTGTCGCTCATAACCTCGAACTCGGTGAGAAAATTAAGAAACTCGTCGACGATAATAAGATCACGATCGGAAAATTTGATAAAAATTTTATACTCGACGTGAAAGTAAATTAAAGGTGTTCCGTGTATTTTAATAAATGCAGCTCTTGATCAAAAAGCTTTCNGCCGATGCCATCGTCCCAACTCGCGCGTCCCAGGGTTCCGTGGGATACGACCTATACAGTACTGAGGATACTATTGTCCCGTGTCAGCATGGACGAGTCATAGTGGGAACTGGTATCGCAGTGGGCTTGCCGGACGGAGTGTATGCTCGTGTCGCGCCTCGTTCGGGACTCGCTGCGAAACATTGTATCGATGTCGGGGCTGGGGTTATAGATCCTGACTACACTGGTGAGATCAAGGTCATCATGTTTAATCATGGGGATGTGGATTACACGATTAAGCAGGGTGATAAGATTGCACAGATGATTTTGGAGCGATGTGAAACACCGCCTATTGAAGAAGTTATTGAGATCGAGGACACTGTACGCGGTGCGTGCGGTTTTGGATCCTCGGGTTAATTTAGTTACCGAACGCTACACCAGCCATACCATCCTTCACGCGGAGGATGTTATAGTTGACAGCGTACACGCGGTTGATGTTGTTACCGGCACCACCCGTAGGGGAAGTGATAGAGAGCTTCGCGTTGTCGATGCGAGAGAAGTTGAGCGACCCGGTAGGCTGGGACTTGTTCATCTTAAGACAGAACGGCCACGAGTATACGGGGGCCGTGTCGAGTACGTCCGAGGGGAGAGTGTCGACATGCATTTCGTGAACGACGTTGTGGTGGAACGTCTTGGTTGTGTTTTCGAAAAGGGGCGTTCCGTTAATGTAGAGAGTAGACCTGTCGAACGAATACTGCGAATCCCAGTTCGTACCGTCGACGGCGGAAGATACGAGGTGAAGCGCCTTGACCGGGTGGTTGAAATACGTGAGATCAATGTCGGTATCCGTGGCGGTCACGGGTTGGTATTGCAGCTGAGTGATGAGTAATTCGTGTTCGTTCTTGGCGAAATAATCGCGTTCGTCCGCGTCGAGGTAAACGTACGTACCGTACACCTCGGGGGTGGTCGTGGGTAGGAAGTTCGAACGACACTTGATACGAATCTCGACAGTGTGGTATTGGAGACCGACCAGGGGGAGCGACTTGGTCCAATCTTCGCTAAAGAAGAATGGGATGACGAAATAATCGGAACCGCGTCCAGCGTTGGTCGCGTTCGCCTTGGCGTTACCGGCGATCTCACTCGAAGTCGTGGCACAAGAGGCTTTCGCGGAGGTTTCGTTGTAGAGGATATTGTGAACACCCTGAATATAAAGTGCGTCGAGCTTGCACACTTCTTGACCGCCTATATGGAGAGAGAACTCGGTCGTGTCAGCCTGACCGGACGAGAACAGACCGTTAGTGTTCGTGAGAACGTTGGAGATGTTTTCCGCTTCGATCCACACATAACTGAGAAGATCACCCTTGGAACGGACGGGAATGACGACTTCGTTAGAGCTACCGAACGAACCGATGAAGTCCATGCGCTCGGGCTTGATAGAAAAGTTCGTATGACGCTTGTAGTTTTGGCGGAAGAAAGATACTTGGGGGTCGCCAGTGATATACACATCCTGAGCACCCTTAGATACAAGATCAATCAACGCAGCTGACATTTATTATGTAATGATATTAAAATTTTCCGCCTATAACGAAGTATGGTTCAGTTCCAGGTTCTCATATGGGACTCTCGTGACGAAGAGCAAACGCATGTCATCAGGCTTTTTGGTAAGACGGCTAAGGGTGAATCTGTATGTGTCACGACACATTACACACCGTATTTTTTCGTCAAGATTCCGAAAGGTATGATGAAAGAAGCTTTGATGCGATACATAGAAGATGCGTGTTACCCCGATCTCATCACGGGTTTTGATACGATGCGTGCGAAAGATGTGTGGGGATTTCAGAATGGTGATACACACTCATTTTTACAAATTTTTTGCAGGGACTTGACCGCCCGAAGGCAGGTGAGTAACCGCCTGAGAAAACCGATTCGAGACCTTAACAAGAAGCTCCACATCTACGAAGCGAATATCGATCCCGTCCTTCGCCTGATGCACGAGACGGGTATCGAATCTACTGGATGGGTTGATACGAACGATGGGGTGATTCGGGCGTGTTACGCGCATGTCGACATCGATCTTTTCTGTAAGGATTGGAAAAAGCTTACGCCGGTTAAGACGGATGTGTTAGCGCCATTCGTCGTAGCTTCTCTGGATATCGAGTGTTACAGTTCCACTGGTAAGTTTCCCGATCCAAAGATTCCTGGTGATGTATGTTTTCAGATAGCAATCTCCCTGAAACATTTCGGCTCGGACGATGAACCATATGATAAAACATGTTTGTGTTTTAAACAAACAGATTCCAATCTGGATGGATGTAACATCATCAGCTTCGATACCGAACGTGAAATGCTCACAGCGTTTAGTGCGTATTTACGCGATAACGACGTCGATATAATCACGGGTTGGAACATCTTCGGTTTTGATTTAGAATACATCATGCAACGCGCTTCATACAATCGATGCTCGAGAGAATTCTTTCAACTGAGTAAACTTCGGGGGCACATTTGTAACTTGGTATCGAAAAAACTATCCTCGAGCGCTCTCGGGGATAACGAACTGAAACTCGTTCCCATTCCCGGTCGATTCGTATTCGATATGTTCCACGAGATTAAACGTGAGCATAAACTCGATTCTTATAAACTCGACAACGTATCAAAAATTTATTTGGGTGACCAAAAGATTGATATGTCTCCGAAGGAAATGTTCGCGCGGTTTAAAGAGGGTGATCCGGTGAAATTGCGGGAAGTCGCAGAATATTGTATCAAGGACACAGTTCTGCCACATAAACTCATCGGGAAGTTGTCGACGCTGATGAATTTACTGGAGATGGCCAAAGCGACGTGGGTACCTCTCAACTACCTCGCCGAGCGGGGGCAGCAGATTAAAGTATTTAGTCAACTCACGAAAAAGGCGCGCGAACTTGGGTTTAAAGTACCCACGTTCGAATATGGATACACCGATAATGCTGGATACGAAGGTGCTACAGTTCTCGAGGCGCAATCGGGTGCTTATTACGCGCCGATCACGGCGCTTGACTTCGAAGGTCTGTATCCGTCTATCATGATGGCACACAATCTTTGTTACTCGTCACTCGTGATGGATAAAAAATACGATGACGTACCCGGTGTGACATATGAAACGTTCGGTGAATACAAATTTGCACAGGATGTATCATCTCTCTTACCCGCGATTTTGGCTGAACTCAAACAGTTTAGGAAGCAGGCTAAGAAGGATATGGCCAACTCTACTGGTGCGACGAAGAGTATGTATAACGCTAAACAGTTGGCGTATAAGATTTCTATGAACTCCGTGTACGGTTTTACGGGTGCCTCAAAAGGTATGCTTCCGTGTGTTGCTATCGCGTCCACCGTAACCAGGAAAGGTAGAAGTATGATCGACGATACGAAGCGGTACGTTGAAGAGAACTTTCCAGGCTCCAAGGTGCGCTACGGTGATACAGACAGTGTTATGGTAGAGTTTGATGTGGGTGACCGTAAGGGTAAGGAAGCTATCGAATACAGTTGGGAAATTGGTGAACGAGCCGCCGAAGAGTGCACGCGTCTGTTTAAAGCGCCGAATAATCTCGAGCTCGAGAAGGTGTATTGTCCGTATTTCTTATATTCAAAGAAGCGTTATGCGGCTAAATTATGGACGAAAGGTAAAGATGGTGAGATGAACATGGATTACATCGACGTGAAGGGTTTACAACTCGTTCGTCGAGATAACACACCTCACATGCGAGAAGTATGCAAAGAACTCCTTGATGTCATCCTCGAGAGTAGCGATACGTGTGCGCCGATGAATTTGGCGAGACAGCGCGCGATCGAACTTCTCGAAGGTGAGGTACCGAACAGTAAACTCATTCTGAGTCAATCGCTTTCCGATACGTACAAGGTGAAGGGAAAGAGTGTGTCCATTTCCAAGATTGACAAGGATCATGATGATGACCCGACGAGTTGTGACATTAACATGGCTCATGTACGTGTCGTGACTAAAATGCGCGCAAGACAACCCGGATCGGAACCAAGATCTGGTGATCGGGTACCGTATTTACTAATCAAGACGGACAATCCACGCGCGAAAGCCTTTGAGAAGTCCGAAGATCCTAAATTTGTCGAAGAACACAACTTACCGATTGACTATTCATATTATTTCATTAACAAGTTTTTGAATCCTGTATGTGACCTATTGGAGCCGTTGTTTGAAAATCCCAAACTCGAAATTTTCGGAGAATTATTGGAACGTGCGAAGCCACCAAAGAAGAAGCGTGTCACCAAAGGGGAAAAGCAGATGCTCATCTCGGACCTATTTAAAAAATAAACGCGAACATATACCATGGGCGTATCCGAGCAAATTTCGGAGTTGATTGAAAGGGAAGTCGAGAGACGCGTGTACGACCGCGTGTGTAAAGTTTTGGAAAAGGTTACAGAATTGTTTCCAGTCTCGAAGAAATACGTGCGACGTGAATTTTTACCCGACGTTGAATATTGTCAGGGTATAACTAAAAGTGGGCGGTTCTGCACACACAAATCGACGAAAGAAGGCTTTTGTTCATTCCACGTAAATGACGAACGTCTATGCGAACCGATACAGATACAGACACCATCCGTGCGTCACAATCACCCATTTCCATCTGGATTTGTCGAAGGGTGTCCGAAATGTGAAGGTGATAAAAAAAAGAAGTTAGAGAATTGAGTCGAAGGTGATATAACATGAACAAATCCGATATACTACTATCATCCATTAATACATTTTATGAGATACCGGAAAATAAACTCGTATTGAGTGAACTGTTGACAAAGTCAGGGGGGATTTCTCTCAGAAATCTGGAATGGTTTATAACAAATTATTCAAAAAAACACAATACAACGTACACGACGAGCGATGGTCGACTTTTTAGCGTACATTGTGCGTATAAATCGAGTTTAGATGGGTACAGTAAAAAATTGTTCGACCCGTTTTGTAGGTCGGAGAAAATCACGTATACTATTCCCGGTACAGATGATGAAATTCATACGACTGTTGCACAGCTGAACTTTATCAAATGGTGTATAAAAAATAAAATTGTCGATTATATTCGTGACAATAAGGAGACTTTGTTTAATAAGCGAGTTTCATAAACCCGTTTTCAAAAAGGAATGTCTGGTACCCGACGTAGTACATATTGAGTGTATACACCTTATCAAGTCCCGGTACCAAATTTGCTTCTATGAGTGTTCGATCCGATTTTAGTTCCCCGAAATCCAAACTTCCCGATGGCTCCACATTAATCGGATTCATCGAGAATGAATATGTATAAATATTTCTTATAGGTCTCGACAATCTATGGGCTTGGGGTACGACATATTTATAGTACGCGTGACTGGGATTAAGAATGTTTGGTAAATCCTGACCATTCACAAAAAATTTAGCCGTAGACATCACCGGTGTAAAAAACGAATTCGACATTGAAAACGCATTACTCGATGAAAAATTATATCTATTTTCGAATACGTTACTCTCGAGCGTAACACCGGACCCTCGTATTTCATTTTCATTTTCAAACTCTTTATTTCTGAAAAACCAGAATATAGTCTTTACTGGGATCTTTGGTACCAGTTGTAGTTTAACTTCGTTCGAACCGATTTCGGTTTCCACACTCGGATGACGCTTAACGACATCGGTGGTCACGACTTGTTTTTCTGTCACTAAAAACGCGCGTTCTATAGGTGAAACAGTCATTTCTTCGGTAACTAAATAAAAGTTGTCGAATGTGACTGTGTCCAGGGAGTTTGTGAAGAATGATTGTGGTCTGAATTTTATTTTAAATTCTAATTTTTGTTTATAAATCGCACACGTTGGAAAGTACGGTCTATTAGGAAAATTTGTAGAGTATTCATCACCTTCATACTTTCTCGAAAAGAATAATGGGATAGGAATCATGAGTTTTGAAGAACTTCGAACGATGGCTTCGTCGTTTTGCATAGACGTATATTCCGCGAGATTGCGGTTGATTGTGTATCTCTTCGTTCGTTTTTCAGACGCGTCAAGATACATCTCATCGTAGATGATTCCCCAATCGTCGTAATACTTCTCGACTTCAATTTCGTCGACATGCATACTGACAGACTCTACGATGTGACGCCCGAGCTGATCGGCGACGTTCGAAGTGCCCGTGAGCCCGGGAAAGTCTATGACTATGTACATGTTAGACAACAAGTCTCCCATATTACGCGGGTTAAGTGTCACCGTGACAGATTCACCCATGGGCCAGGTAGCTTTTGTCCCGGGATTATCTACTTTAGTATTTCTATGGTATTTCGTAAAATTTGAATGTTGTTTCATGTCATATTTAAAGAGCGAGTGTTCAGGGTCGTCGCTTATTAAGTATGTATCTTGTTTTCCTATCGCGTTCAGTGAAAGGATAGCTCCGGTG